GGCTGTCGAGTCAAGAGTCATTTCTATCAGTCTCCTCTTTGATCGTCTTTACAATTGACTTTAATTCACTTCTAAAATTATCGGCTATGCTTAGGGAGTCATCAATGGGACTATCGAAATGTACTTTCGCATACAAAGGTATAGCTTTCTCAAAAAAGTCGAGGATATCTTGACACTCCACATCTGAAAACTCCATCTTGACATAAATCTGTCTCGGTACAATATCAACTACCTTCATATACCTTCTCCCGAATTATCCGTGCCTCCCCCGCCTTGTTCCTGATCTTCTTTCCCAATAAGTATTTCCTCAACCCTTTGCACTCATAAAGAAGATCAAGAAGTTGTGACATACACATCCAATAAGCAAAGACAAGCCCAAGGATAAGAGTGTCTGGATCACCCATCTCTGTTCTTCTCCTGGTCTCTAAATTCATATCCCTCGACCAGACTCCCCATTTAATGTCAACTCTCCTGATCTTTCCAGCAAACTCAGCGAACTTTTCATCGATCAGAACTATGAAATCCTTTGGTGTGTATCGACCATATTCATTCATTGCCATCTCCCCATCAGCAGCCTGCGAGACTGTCCAAGTCTCACAAGTGCCTTTTTCTCTGTATACTCGATTAGTGTTGGACGAAACAGCGGTCTTGCTGGCTGTCCACTTCTCCCATACTCCATCCAATTAGCATACAAAGCAATAGATAGTGGTCTTCCTTTATCACCCTTCCCAAGCCATGAAACACCACCAGTATCACGGGCATTACTTGGGATACCACCAAACCAACGCCCAATATATTTAGTCGATGTCTTCCTCTTCGATTGGAGAGACATAACCAATTCGTTCCTAAGCTGCCAGAAGCCACCAGTTGACTTAAATACCATGTACTTCCATTTTCTGTATCTCTCACTGTATCGGGCATAGGTGGAACTGTATTTCCCAGTAAATATATTCAATCGTATCAGGTCAATGTAATCGATGGACATCTTTCGAGGGAGGTTCTCCTTCTCAGACAAGGCTATTCTCTTTAGACCATCAACAGCCCTCATCCATCGCTTATATTGAAATGACACAAATCTAACTCTTAGTCTCATGTTCCTTTACCCAACCATCTAATATGACTTCTCTATTTAACCAAAGACACAATGGACAAAAATCACTCAGTAAATATATATGGTGCTTAAACAGTCTTGCCCTCCATGTTGCCTCAATCACCCCTTCTTTCTTATATAAAATTAATAATTCAAGATGAGTGTGTGCAAAGAATACTGGTATAGCGTCCCTCAAAGCTTCGTCAATATATTCATTATCCCAAAAGATACCAAACCATTTATCCTTCTTTTTGTGCCTGTTGATCTCACAAGGATTGGCAACACTGACCACATTGTAATCAACATTAATCCCAGAGAAAGAAGCAATTGTCTTTTCCACATCCGCATTTTCCTTATGAGAAGGAATGATAAATACAGTCAGCATACATGTCTCGGATCAGGTTCGTTAATTCTTCCAGGTATTAGCACACAGGAACATTTAATGCAAATGTGTTCCTCTCCATCATTTTCCTTATAGACTAACATCTCTTCCTTACATTTTGAGCAAACAACTCGTATTACTTCTGGGTATGGCATTGCGAACCTCCTCGCAACTCGTTTGAAACAAAGACCTCTTGCCTTCATTACAGACTAACGCCACCTCTTATGGCGCTGTAGTGGTAGTGGTAGTGGTGGTACTCGTTGTGGGCCTTACATCCTCCGCAACGTCAATAACATCGACCCCTTCATATCGATACTTCCTTACAGCTTCAGTCCTCCAATATTCACCAGTTGATAAGATTTTTATAAGTAATCCCATAGGAAGTAGGAGCATATACCTCATGCATCTCAATTCCCAAGATGCCTAACTCTGCATCTGCATCTAAACTTTGGCCAAATAGTGGGGTGGTAAGAAGTAAATCGACAGCAGATTTAATGGTGGTCCAACCTGTCCTCATAGCGTATGAATGAGCATCTCGAACCTCAAAAGGTCTGTAGATCGAGACAACCACATTGGCTTTATAGAGAACAACCTCATACCGAATTACTGCATTTTCGAAAAGGGTTGGAGTTATGTGGGTGACAAGGTACCTTACCCCTGTCGTATCGAATTCAACAATGTCTCCAGCTACTGCCTCTGTATCATACTGCATAGTACCTTCAAGGAAGAACTCACGAATGAATGGCTTTGTGACTTGTGCATTAGAAGCAGAAGTGAGGTATTCACCAGTGACATTCCCAGAGTCCCTAACAATAGTGAACTTCGTCCCAACCTCAACGATAGCTTCCTTTATATCAGGTCCAATGGTCATTAGTCATTCTCAGTAGGAGTTAGGATAGTAACATTGTCATCATTATAAGTGGTTTCTCTTCCAGTAACGGCGTCATACTGAAAGCCAGCATCGATCTTTGTTCCGAAGACATTTATTGCAGTTGCACCAGCGAATTCTAAATAGAACTCATCTTTTGCTTTATCATACCGCCAGTCCATATCCCGAACTATCTTTCGATAATGATCAAATCGATGTTGGAGGTTAATTTGTTCATACTTGAATTTATGGGCAGACTCGGTAAGGAGATAAAAGAAGAGATGCCTCTTGCTTCTCTCCTTCAACCATTGAACTTGAAAATCAGAAGATGTTGGGAACGAGAATCCAGTTTCCCTTGCTGCGTCATTGCAAGCATTGGTATAATCAGGTCCATCAAGGTAATTCGTAAGACCCTTAACTTCCTGCTCTATCAATGACTCCATTTCAGACCTGTTCATCTCTTTCTCCTTTTGAGCCTGACTTTTGACTTCCCAACTGCAAGAGGTCCAGACTTAGTTTGAACCTCTGAAGTTTGAGTAGTCCCACTTTTCTCTTCCACCTTTTCTGCAACAAAGACAAGCTTATTGGAAGTTTCTTCATTTCTTCTCTTAAGGACTTCAACAGTCCCAGTTTTCATTCGTATTTCTTCGAGAAGTACCTCAGATAGAGGGGAGTTATGAGTGCTCCCCTCTATCCAAACAGTGTCCCCAGCCTTCAGGGTTTTCTTTATCATTACTTGTTCGATCATCGATTATCTCCTTCATCATGCTCCCTATTAAGGAGCGGTAGTTGTCGTTGTGCTGGATGAAGTAGTAGTGGTTGTGGTCGTGCTGGTAGCAGCGGCCGCCGTGGTTGTCTGTACGGTCAAAATGTACATGGCATCCCGGTTTTTAAGGATTGGAAGACCCTTATCTTGCACACGGATCCAAGTAACATCAGGATCCCATTCATCGTGGCGGTCAGTATACTGACCCCAGACCCTATTCAATCCATAGGGGGCCGCCTTGTATTCAGCGATCGGTTGACCATCGACCTTTGTCGCCATCATTACAAACTTGTCACTCGGAATGTAATATTTCTGCATGGTAACATAGTCTTCGGCCGACCGGTAGGAGCTCACAGGCGGGCTGTCAATCTGAATCGTCCCATTTTCGTGATTCACACCGATGATGTAAACATCCTCGTAAGTCCCAGCACTTGCGTCCCAGAACCGCAAAGACTGACTGACCTCAAAATCACTGGTGTCATCGACTGTAAACCATGTCGTTGAGCCTCCAGTTACACCCTGGGTCAACCATGCTCTAACCTCATACATCTCATCGTAGACATAAAGCGTGTCTATGTCCAGCAATGAACCGAGAATTGCCGGATTCACACCGATGATGTTGTGTTTGTTTCCCTCAAAAAGGTTCTTTGAGCCGCCAGCGCCACCCATAAAATCAGTTCGGCGGAGAAGCTGGCGAATGGCCGTGTCATTGGCCAACAGTTTGAGGACTTCAGAATTACAGATGGCCACGTTGACCATCCCGCCACAATCGTTGCGGATCCTCAATTTGCCGTCCTGGATGTCGTTGATGATGTTTTTCGAACCACCATCACTCCAGTTGTAGGCTGATGCCAATGTAACGTCATGATCAGAAGGGATTCCGTAATCAATGGTTACACGGTAACCACCTTTCACATGGTATGTAAACCCACCGTTAAAAAGCATTTGGGTAAACATCCACTCTTTCCTTCGATCTGACCTCCACGACAGGGAGGCAAGCTCCCGTGCCAATGTAGCCTCGGCCTCTTGGTACTCAGCAGTCGTGCCGGGCTTGCGAATGTTGTTGAGGAACTCCTCATCGAAAGGCATTTTCTCCTTCCAATAAGCGGCCTCCGCATAGTGTTCTGCGATCCCGTGCGGGGCAGTCACTTGTGCCGGGGCTCCAGGCGGAACGAACGGAGTCATTCCGCGGCCTCCTCTCTGGCTCTCCCATTTGATCGTACTCGAAAGAGCATTTGAAGAGGGAAACAGGTTCATTAGAAAAAACTTCGGGGCGGACATGAATGTTTGCATGACCTCCTGAAGGACCTCTAGTCGTAATGCAGGTATATCAGATGCACCTCTTGGCATAGAGTCTCACCTCCTTCCTATCTTATCATTAAGTACTGCCCAAGACTGGTACCAGAAATATCAGTCTTCGCAGCCGAGTCTAGATTGGTCAACATGCCTTCATATAGCGCACAGTTGCCCCAAATCAAAGTTGCAACTGCACCTTTAGCGTTCACACCCAAGCCACAATCGACAGTTTTTTCAAGTATTCCAACACAGTCAGAATAATTGTTAGCCGATGTACCAGCCTCAACGCAAACATACGCCTTTCGTGCAGTCGTAAAAGCAGTGCCACCAAGTGCTGTGGTAAATGTAATCTTAGCCCGATGGGGCTCAGAAGTACGATCAATAGCAGTGATGGCTCCGCGATCCAGCCTTGTAGTCGTGTCATCGTTGATGATTAGGTCGTCACCCACGTTGAACTTGTACGAATCGTCCATCGTAACATAGACGTACTTATCAGTTGTCCCAGAATCAGCAACAATGTAAGCACGACCAGGGTGGTCTTCAGCGCCTGTGAAGGTTGTGGGATTGTATGGAAGTAGCATCCCAGCCTTCCCAGCGGCCGAAAGATTTTTGGCAAGCATAGATCCTTGTTCGATCCAGCCGTAACCAGCCATCAAAGTGACCGGAACCTTCAGAGCGGCCTGGGGATTGGAAAAATACAGGCGCTTGTAATCAGTCTGAACACCACGAACTACTTGCGGAATGTCAAGAGAAAATCTTGATCTAGTTGGCATAAGTTTTCACCTCCTTACATCTTTTCGTTCAATACTTGGTTATTGGTTAGGTTGTTGGTTAATCTGTTTTCGGGACCTCAACGCCTGACTTTTTCACCAGGCGAGCAGCAATCGATGTATTCTCTTCGGCGAGGGCTTGTACCTCTTTCCCCGGTGTGTCAACATCTTTCTCGGAGAAGCCAGAACCGATCACTGTCTCAGTCACACCCTTGTCTTCCCAGTCCTTGATCTCTGCGGCGACGGCCTCGGTAAATCCAGCATTGTCAAATTTTTCGTCTTTGACAAGCTTCGAATACTGAATCATACCACCCACCTTCTGATGCAGATGGACAGGAATGCTGCTGTCAGCAAGACTATTGGCCCAAATGCGGTCGGCAGAAGCCTTGAACTCATTCTCCTGGCGAATGACATCATTTTTTTCCAGCTTGATGACGCGGTCGGACATTGCTGCATTTTCGTCCTTTGCCGCAGTCAGCTTGGCATTCAAATCGTCACGCTCAGTAGAGAACTTGTCCTCAACTGTCTTAATAGCCTCGTCCACAATTTCTTGAACCAGATCAGGGTGATCTTCCATAAGCTCTTTCTTATTCATCGCTTTTTTCACCTCCTTCTTTTTCGTTTTATGGTTAACATCGCTTGCATTTTCAGCAAGTATTTTGCTCTCCTCAAAAGAGGTAAATTCTATTTCATCTCTTGAGAAAGCGGAAGCCTTCGTTTTCGTATCCCATCCAAAGACACAAACAGACATCTCTTTGAACTCACACTGACGCCAGATGCTCCCAGGACCCTTCAGAGTGAACCCATTCACTTTCGCTGAGGCATCTTCTGATAGCCTCTCCACATTCGTCGGTTTCGCATATATACTAGAATGATAAGGGAAACCTTCCTGGGACAGCTTAATGAACTCTTCAGCAGAGTCAGTGCTTAGGAACTTGGCATTATCAGGAGCCATCAATTTTCCATCTTCAATGATAGGCTTGCCAATGACTGCCACTTTCAGATCCGTGTTATGATTTTCAAGGACTGGATACTTGCTCTCTTTGAATTTCATCCCCTCGAGGTCAATAACAAGATCATCCCAATACCAATGATCTTTAATGATCCCACCTGAATATGCTACCATCTTCAGTTTGGGAATCTTTTTGTCTCCATCCTCTGCCATCTCAATATGAGCATGACATCCTTGATCGATGAACCTCAGTGCCCCTTTCGGTACTTTGGTCTCCTCTTTCATGACGAATCCTTCCTTTGCAAATTTTGAGTTATTTGTTTAGAGCCTTTTCCTTACGCAAGCTCTCGTCCAAGTCCCTATGCAAACAACGATATTCATCCTGCCACGCTGGAGGCATATCTCGAACATCCTTCCCGTATAGCAATTCAATCTTAAAGATTCTGTCCCGATATGAATTGATCTCCTGTGATACGATAAACCGATCCACCTTTACTTCGACCCGCTTCAGATCCTCAGCCTTTGCAAGTGTCGTGTCTACAGTATAATAGATGCCGAAGACAGAGGCTAATACTAATAGAACCCCTATGACACAATATACATTCTTTGCATATTTAAGGAAAGCTGACATCTTACACCTTATTGGTATGTTCGTACCAATCTATGTGGACAGTCGCTGGATCCGTATCAGTTCCAAACAGAGATAATTGATATTTTGTATTTTGCTTTAGGATGATCTCATCCCGATCTGATCCTATTGTCCCACTTACTTTACTTCCACCTGGAATGTAATCATCCCACAATGTCACTCCACCTGTCGCCAAAGTTGCATCATAACTTACTTGTCCAGCGGTACCATCAATTGCAAGTGCTGTGGAAACATTAGGACTATTCCGCTGATGATTCAAAAGTGAAAATTTCCCTGTTGGAGAGGCTGCACCACCCGTTGGTGCTTCGATCAACCGCAAACGCCATCCACCAGTTCCAGTACCATAAAACGTAAAATGCTCCCATACCGCAGTATCAGGAGTTACCCAAGTAAGGCTGATCGTATCGTCTGGAGAAGTGAGTGCTCCCAAACTTGGAACACTATAATTCCTATAAAACCGTTTACCTTGATGAGCTTCATGATGTGGGTAACTCATAAACAAGGCCGCCCAAGTCGTTGCGTCAAACTTCAAGATCCTATCAAACGCATCAACAATAAGCCTTCCCTTGTCCATTAAACTCAGTCGTCCCATTCTTTTACTCCTTTGGCCTTCGCTTCAACACAGGCTTTTTCTTCTCAACATTTTTAACCTTTGGTTTTTCTAAATTTTTCTCTTGGATAGATTCAGCGTCCACCCCAGCTTCATATTCGAGTTCTGGATAGAGTGCATCCTCTGTAGCCTTGTCAAGTCTGGCTTGATCATAGTTACCAACTCCTATCCTTTCAGCGACCCATTTATTCGAGACACCAAGCTGTTCTGCCATAGGTCCGTGTTTGACGCCGAGGAGACCCTTTGCTCTCGCCTCCATATCGATGACATCACTAACCGGATAGGATATTTGGATAAGTAGTTCGGGACGTTTTTTAACAGTCTTAAAGATGGGCTTTTTGTTCTCAAACCGTACGGCCCTCTTTACCTTGAACTCTGTCTCAAACTCAGAGACAACAGACTTAAGGAAGAATATACTTCCCCAAAAGTCATGGCGCAAAAAACGATCAAAATAAGCAATCTCATCAGAGGTTCGGTCAGAGAAGGGTCCACGTGTAGCCTTAACGGAAGAGAACGTCCCCTTGGAAGTCCCAGTCAGCACATCCTCAGGCTCATTCAGTCCCGAAGCTACTAACTGCATGATATCCGTATCTTCATCCTTAATCTGAGGTAGGGTGGGGCTCACTGCCTCAACTGACATACCTGGGGGAAGTATCAATCGGCCCCCAGGTGTCAACTTTGCACCAACAGCAGTCTTCCGCTTCTCATCGTCAGAGAGACTTAACCAAGTCCTAAACGCCTTAATATCGTCAAAGCTGAAGACCCACACATAAGAGCCACTGGCTTTCTTATGGTCAATTTCGTACTTCTTCAGGGTTTCGTAGTGATTAAGCCATTCAAGCACGGTTCGAAGGTAACTCACAGCTCGGCGGGTCATGAACCCCCTGTCCCAACCAACGATGAATTTACGATATCCACCCGTCTTTTTAAACTTTTGTGCCTTACTTTTGCTGTTTACTTGCAAAGAAAGCCCAAAATCTTTGTGTTTTGCCGCTAAACGCACTAAATCCGGGTATCTGGCGATGAATATGGAAGGAATCTGCTCAGAGAGCTTGTCCTTTACTGCTCCACCCGCCCTTTTCTGCTCATCCTCACCCGTTTTTCTTATATTATAGAACAAAGGCATCATTGGTTTGTTCGGATGGTAAATAATTCCAGAGTTCGCATCTCCACCATATGCAACAACTCCTGGGTCAATAAAGTCAACCTCCACAAACCCATCTAAGTGCACCGTAAGACAGAGAAACAACTCACCTTCGATGTTATACCTACCAATGAACTTGGGCCAGAAGTTGTAAAGCCTGTTTCTCGGGTCAAGTTCGATCTCTTCAATGGCTTCCTGTATCTTATTTACCAACCCACATGAGGTGCCGAACCCAAGTCCGGTCAGCCTCCCCACTATTCCCCTGACAGAGGTATTCACATGTGGATTAGTATGGAACTTCGAGAAACATTCTTGTTGGAGTTGATCACGATCATAGGAAACTGCATCCTTCTTGGCTCCACCGATTGGGAACCCGTCAGCATCCTCTTCATGGCCTGAGGTACTGGAACTGCTGTACTGCCAAGGAGCACTGAATGATATTCTCTGCAATACTTCGTCAGGGACATCATTCAATGCCGAGACAAACTCATCGTGGGACATCTTATTTTGGGGTGCCTGGATTATCTTAGCCATTATCCCTTCCTAAAAGTTAATCCTTATATTCTGCTACTTAACATAGTGGAAACAGCCTTGTCAAACAAAAAATTCAAGGGTTAAGCATAGGTAGCATGTAAGTCCTTGTTTTCAATGAATAAACCGAAGCTTTCAATACCTTTTCGAATCCTGAAGTCATCCACACCCTTCATGCGTGGTCCGTAGAACGCCCAGCAAAGAGAGAACATGAAGTCATCTTGGATACCGTACTTCTCAAATTTCTCTATGCTGCCAAACCATCTCTTCTCGGCATCATGTTCAAATACTCCCATCTCTTCATCTCTTATGTCTTCTTTCTTACTCCCAGCGACTGCGAGAGTAGGACATTTGACTCTCCCTTCACGCGTAGGACATTTGACTCTCCCTTCGCGGGCTGCTTCGAGTACTTGCTTGAACCCGTCTCTTTGACGATCATACGTAGGGAAGATGGGCTGGAACTCAATACTCCTTTCCTCACACCATACTTCCATGTCCCAAGCACCGTACCGCTCAGAACAGATGACATCGATCCCATCATACTCAGTGTGGGCCTCTTCTAAGATGCTCTTAACTGTGTCTCCGCTGTGATTGTCAACATTCTCGACTACAAGTAAGCAGTATAGATATTTTGGTGCGGTCTCAGCCGTAAGGTATAGATGGGGATTGCTTCTTGACCCTGGCAAACCCTTGGCTAAGACGATAGTCAGAGTTCGAGCCAACCCCCGTACTGCATAAGGGTCGCCAAAGTCAAGTCCCGCACTGATTAACCAATCTGTATCAAAGATGTTACCAAGGGCCATAAGATCGTCAATGGTGGCCCTGTTAGTACCACCGTATCTATTCTTTAATAGATAGACAGTATCGATGGGAGTCAAGGAATCATATATGTTCTGGATCTTCTCTTCAGTCTCCAGTGCCCCATCAGCAAAGCCTTTGCCTGCTGTATCTGTCATTACTTCTATAAGGTGGTTCTTCTCTTCAAGAGCTTTCAGCATGGGAGCAGTGTTGAGCAGTTCCCCTCCCATCCCAATATACTTAGTCGCCTCAACCATCTCATCTGTGAAGACCTTCTGGGTACCTGCTGACCATAGATTTAGAAAGTACCGTTCATACTCACCAAATGGGAACTTGATTCTATAGTCGTTCAGCTGGTCAGCATCCATGTTAGGGTTCCAGTAATCTTCTGGCAATCCCTCTTTCGAGTACCGATAACTGAAGAAGACAGTCTTAGTTTTCTTTTGGATGAATGAGGTATAGAGAGAATATAGGATGTGGGTCTTCTCGGAGACAGTACTATCGATGACGCCCATTGCGTTTGGGATATTACGAATCGACCCATCTAATTGCACAAAGAACTTGGGTTTCTTCATGTCGAATATTTCAGAGAATGTATAGCCGGTGATGTTGGAGACAATGCCTGAGAACGATGAGATAGACCGAATGATGGACCGTATGTTCCCATCCCCATCTTTTAATCGTATCTCCTTCTCCTGTATGTTCCTGCGGTGCCCGATCAACTCGAACAGTTTCGGGCTATTAAGAATGATGTCCCGCATGATGTCATAATGGACGAACTTAATCTGGTCTCTGGAGTTGGCCCCGAGCATGATCTGTTGGCGAGGCCAATTATAGAACTTCCAAAGCTGGATGAGGCAAGCAAGCAATGACTTACCTTCACCACGCATCCAACACAACACGATTAGCTTATAGATGAACCGCTGGTTTTCCATACGCAGCGCCTCTT